AATACTTCTGTGCCTTTTGCTGACCCATTGTAACAATTTAAGTGAATAGATACATCTAAATCAACTGTATGTGCATTTGCTTTGTTACAAATGTCTTTTAATACTTCTGTTGCACTTCCCCCATTTTCGCAAGTACAGTCATAAACAGTATGCCCTAATGCTCTTAATTTAGCAATAACCGCATCCTTAATTTCTCTATCTACAATACTTTCGTTTACAATTCCTACTGCTCCACTTCCTTTTTTACCAGCTGGGGCATGTCCTCCGTGAATATTAAATACTGCCATTTTATTTTCCTCCTTAATTTAACTTAAAAGAGCGGAATTACTCCGCTCCGTTTTCTACTCTCAATGGAAGCTGCTGCACTTTGTTATATAATCTTTCTGCTGTTCCATTACCTCCTAAAGCCCTGTAGGGGTTATAAAGGTAGTCCAGTTCCTTTAGATCATCAGCAGTAACATAACCGATTATCAGCAACCGCTCACAAAACCTCACGATACGTTCATGTAACATTGCACATAGCGCCTCTTCCATAACAATTTGTCTTTTAGTCTGGTCTAATTTCTCCTGCTCTCTTTTTTCTTCGAGTTTTTTTCGACTTTTCTTACTGTCTCTGGAATTAGTTACAAGATACCCAACCGCAGCAGTTAAAACAATAGACCATGTACTCATTAAAAATTCTTGCATCAGGATCTGTTACTCCTCTTTTTTATTTTCAATAATTCGAGTAAAAGCCTGATGCAATCCGGTACTAGCTAAACCGCATACTGCACCGGCTACAACTGTTTCTACTGTTACATTTCCGGATACGATGCAGTTTAATGCAGCACCCTCGAAAAACACAACTGTAGGAATCCATTTATTATCAACATCTTTTATCCATTTTTTAACAACATATCCAGTTGCTAGACATCCGGCCATTACGACCGGAACAAAATAATTCGAAATAAAACCTAAATCCATATTTTACCTTCTTTCCAGACGATTTTTATGCCATCCTGAGGCAATATAAAAAGACACATACTTCAGTGTCCTAATAACCAATTACTCTTAAAATATGTTCTTCCACAGCATCAACCGATGCCCCGTTAATAACCTGTGTACGACCTGTAAGAGTCACGTTTCTGCCACTAAAAGTCATTTGGCAGCGATAGACAGTAGTAACTCCGTTTATGGATTGTGTGCGTTCTAAATGCAGCTTACTGTCTTTAGATGGAATCATTGTATCCGAACACTGCCCCAAAGTAGGATGCGGACGCCACACAACTTCTATATAATCATAATTGATGTAATCATCATTTAAAGTAAAATTGCTTGTTGTATCACCGTTATATAAAACAGTTCCCAACAAAATTTTTTTACCAGTTGAATCTATAAGTTTACCCATATTCCCTCCTGTTTTTTAAATCATCCAACACTCTCGTCATAATATACCGCTTTATTCAGCTTTTCATTGTGATCATTGAGCACATCGATAACATTGTTAAACTGTGTTATAATCGCTTGAATTTCACTCCATACCTCTTGAATATCACCAGGATCGCTCATATCGATATCCGGCGGTACTGTAATCTTTGCAGGAATACTAACTGCCAATCAAATCACCCCATTTGAAACGTTCCTTAAGACTTCCCCAGGTTAGATTTTTCTTAATCCAGTCCCATGTGATTATATCAACCTGAACAACTAATCTTTCGCCAGGACCGACAGTTTTTTTAGAAAGTGTTACATCATATATACGGTACTTTGCCATTTACCTCACCTCAATTTTAAATTTATTTTTAATTATTTCATCAGCAATTTCATATACTGCTGACATGCTGTAGCTTCCTGCTTCATCAAGTGCAAGCATAAATGTAAGATTATGTTCATCAATGGTACATTCTATTGTCTTTATTAATTCACTATATTGTAATATCTCTATATATGCATTTCTTATTACAAAGACATCATTTTTTCTGCTGTGCACATACAGTCTTATTTTTCTTTTTTCGCCTTTCAGCATAGCTATTTCATCACACATGGCAGTACCTCCTTGACTGTGCATATATAGTCACTTTCAAAACAGATTTCAGAGCGGTATTTGATGATTGAAAGATGAAAGCACAAATTTGACGTATCAACCGTAAACATCGCAGTTGCTAAAAATCCAAGATTTCCAGCTTCATCATATGCATACAGATCCATTACATATTCACCGATAATATTGGACGGCACATTGACCGTCCAATTATTATCATTCAATCTGTCAAAAATCACTTCAAAACTGTCTGTTTTTCCAATTACTCTTTCTACAGCCATATTTAAGCATCTGTAACCGTTACAGTGATGGTAAATGTCTTACCGCCGTCAACAGGGTTAGGAGTAATTACTACATCAGTAATTACTGGTGCTTTGGTATCAAGGGTAACTGTTCTTGAAATGACTGTTTCCTTGCCGGCACTGTCGCGTGCGGTAATAACAATAGTGTTTGTACCTTCGGCCAAGGTTAATTCCTTAGTAAAAGAACCATTGCTTTCTACAGTAACGTTTGCAGCACTTCCAGAATTCAATTTGACCGTTACTGTTACCGGACTTGATGTAGCATCATTTGTAGTACCGCTTAATGTCACTTTAGGATTGTTTGTAATTAATCCCGCAGCAGGGCTTGCAATATTTAATGTAGGCGGTACTGTATCAACCTTGAACGATACAGATTTTTGAACTGCTGCATTGCCGTCGTTATCACTCGCATCAAATTTAATTGTATGACTTCCATCATTTAAGGCAGTTCCTGGAGTATAAGAGCACTCATAGCCGCCGCTTACTTTATTTTTAGTTATTCCGGATGTAATCTTAGAACCGCTGTCAATAATAATACTAATGGAATCCGGATTAACCCCACTGTCTGCATCAGTAACTTTCCATGTTATCGTAGGCTTGTTGTTTATTAATGTAGCACTAGCACTAGGATAGGTTGGAGTAATTACAGGTGCAGTTCTTTCCTTAACCACCAGACGAAGTTTTGTTCCCAAAGTCGGATCATCAGCATCTACTGTAGTAATATTATTTGCATTATCATTAGCTTTTACTGTTACATTGTAATACCCGTTCGGCTGATTAAAACTGGAAGTATTCGGCGCTGTTACTGTCGCTTCATATTTACCAGTCTGGCTGTTTAAATTCAGTGTCGTTGAGACACCGTTAATAATTACCTGTACTGTTTTTAAACTCATTTAAATTTTCCTTTCTTTATTCTCTGTTTACATCTAATTTTCTAATTAAATCTTTAATATTTATATCGCCGGTATATACCGCTGCATTAAAAAGGTTAATTATAGCTTCTAAAGCTTCATGAAATGAAATAATATACTTAAACTGCCTGGTTACTTTAGTAATGTTTATTCCATCAATTTCAACCAGATAAAGAGGAAATTCATTCACCGTTCCACCGTTAAATGTATCACTCACAGTATGTTCGGGTATTTCCCCATCATTCCCGCCTTTTAAAACTCTAATATCATGTGTTTCTGTTACTCCATTAGTCTCAAAATGTGAAACTATCAGATCATATCTTTTTTGACCAACTATACCGTTTGAAATGTTTACTTCTTCATATGATCCGGGAACAATACGATAAAATCTGCCCTGATTGACAAAAAGTCCATCGTACAACTTTAAAATGTTGTTGCTTACAGTTTCGCATCTTATTTCTTCTCCATATTTAAATACTCCTTCATAGCCAAACCAGCAGTGATGAAGATAAGCATCTACCGAAGCCTGAACATTAAATCCGTTCAGTGTTATACTTTCTAACATTTATTCACCCACCTTGTATTCAAATTTACAGTTTGCTGCAATATCATTAACAGTTACTTTTAGTATTTTTTTAGTAATCTGTTCTTTAAATGAAAGCTCTGTAATTTCCTCTTTTGCACCTACAATATCAAACAATGAAGCATCATCACTTGAAAATACAGCTTGAACGCTACTGCTTCCATTTTCTTTTTCCACTGCCTCTACAGCCCCTTCAATAAGTGAAGTTTCATCATCTTCACCCGAATTGTCATACAGATATGTTTTTCTGCAAAGCCCTTTATAATCATCATTTTTTAATGATGACCACGTTTTATCACTTTGAAGGTACAGATTAACCCTTAACCGCTCTGTCAATTCACCTTTTCCTAAAGCGATAATATGGTTATAACTGCTTTCAGGAGTCTGTGCGATCATTGTTATACCATACGATTTATCATATTGAAGCAGTTCAGATAAATCAACAATTGGAATAGCCTGAATATGCACTTTTCCATCATGAAACACAATATCAAGTCTTGATGGAATATCTGCTTTATAAAGCATTTTTTCAAGCGCATCTAAAAGATTCAGATCTCTAATTTGATAATTAACATTTATATCACTCAGGCCAACATTATCTACAGTAAAAAGACTATCGAAGTTGTCTCCAATAAGCTCATTTATCACACTGTTGGCCTCGCCTTTTGCTACAAAATACGCCTGACCTTCCGGGGGCTGTATGTACTCTTTTTCCAACATTCCTCTAAATGTTTTTCCAGTAAAGACAATTACATTTTTTGATGTATCGACCTTTTTACTGTCAATAATTCCACCGAATTCACTTTCCGATGAGTAAAATATAGAACCTTTATTAAATGCTTTATCCCATGCATTTATCGAAATTTC